ATGTAGCAAACAAAGGTGGTTCTAATGATGAACTACACGTTATCGTTGTTGACGAAGACGGCTTGTTCACAGGAACACAAGGAACTGTCTTAGAAAAATATGCTTTTGTTTCAAAAGCTTCTGATGCAAGAGATGACTCCGGTAATTCAAATTACTATAAGAACGCCATCGAAAATCAATCACAGTATATCTGGTGGCTGTCACACCCAACACAGAATACAATTGGTGGAACAGCATGGGGTTCAACAGCAAACGCATCATCGTTTGCAAACACAACTGGTAATGTAACATTCTCACTATCTGGTGGTGCAGATGGTACAGTAGGTACAGCACAAATTACAACTGGTTGGGATCTATTTAAGAACGCAGAATCCGTAGATATTTCATTGTGTGTAACTGGCACAGGTAATTCTACAATTGCAGCATACGTTATTGATAATATTGCAAGCACACGTAAAGACTGCGTTGCATTTGTTTCACCGACAAAGGCAAGCGTTGTTGACAATGCTGGCAGTGAAGTAACTGGTATTACTTCATTCCGTAATGGTCTAACATCTTCATCATATGCTGTATTAGATTCTGGTTACAAATATCAGTACGACAAATACAATGATGTGTATCGTTGGATTCCACTCAACGGCGATATTGCTGGTCTATGTGTAAGAACAGATCAAGAGCGTGACCCATGGTTCTCACCAGGTGGTCTAAATCGTGGCGTTATCAAGAACGTTGTAAAACTTGCTTGGAATCCATTAAAAACAGAACGTGATTCATTGTATTCTGTTGGCGTAAATCCTGTTGTTTCTTTCCCAGGAGAAGGTACAGTTCTGTTCGGTGACAAAACATTACTGAGCAAGCCAAGTGCATTTGATCGTATCAATGTTCGTCGTTTATTCATCACTCTTGAAAAAGCAATTTCACGTGCAGCACGTTTCTCGTTGTTTGAATTTAATGATCAATTCACACGCGCACAGTTTGTTGCTCTAGTTGAGCCATTCTTACGTGACGTTCAAGGTCGTCGTGGTATCACTGATTACCGTGTTGTGTGTGATGAAACAAACAACACTGGAGAAGTTATTGATCGCAATGAGTTTGTTGGTGATATCTATATCAAACCAGCACGTTCTATCAACTTCATTCAATTGAACTTCGTAGCAGTTCGTACGGGAGTATCTTTCAATGAAGTCGTAGGTGCGGCATAAATAAGAGAGAAACAGGAGAAAATAAATGGCATTTAACGTAAATCAATTCCGCTCTCAACTTCAAAGTGACGGCGCACGTCCAAATCTATTTGAAGTGAGTTTGCCGTTTCCTACATTCTCGGTGCCAGGAAACGCACAAACAAAAATGACGTTCATGTGTAAGACAGCACAACTTCCAGGTTCAACTCTGGGTGTTGTGCCAGTACAATACTTTGGTCGTGAATTAAAGTTTGTGGGCAATCGTACTTTTGCAGACTGGACAGTAACAATCATTAACGATGAAGACTTTGCTGTTCGTAATGCGTTTGAGCGTTGGATGAACGGTATCAATAGTCATAATCTAAACGTTCGTAATCCAATTGCGGGAACACCACTCGGATACAGAGTTGATGGTCAAGTTACACAGTTTGGAAAAGCCGGAAACACAATTAAAAAATATAACTTTGTTGGTATGTTCCCAACAGATATTACTCCAATCGATGTTGATTGGGGTTCAAATGATACCATTGAAGAATTTTCTGTAACCCTGACGTATCAGTTCTGGGAAGCAGTAGCAGACGGTGTGGTTTAAGAGTAGGGGGGACAACCCCTACTTTTTATTATAGAATGAAAGGAAAATTCTAGTGGCAATCAAGCTGTTTGGCTTTACTTTAGGTTCGAAAGATGTTGTTCAGAAAGAAAAACCTGAGCAACAATCTTTCGTTCTTCCTTCCTCTGCACAACTAGATGACGGCGCTGTTACCATTACGCAGAATGCGTACTATGGTACATACGTTGATTTAGAAGGTTCAGTCCGTAATGAGATTGAACTTATCACTCGTTATCGTGAGATGTCTAATCATCCAGAATGTCAGATGGCAATTGATGAAATTGTCAACGAAGCCATCACACATGATGATAGAGGCAAAGTAGTTGATCTTGTTTTAGATAATCTGAAACAACCAGAATCAATCAAGAAAAAAATTATTGAAGAATTTGAAAACATTCAGAAGATGTTGAACTTCAATAATCTAGCAGATGACTTATTCAAGCGTTGGTACATTGACGGTCGCATGTTCTATCATGTGGTAGTTAATGATAAGAATCCAAAAGAAGGTATTCAAGAATTAAGATATATTGACCCACGTAAAATTCGTAAAGTGCGTGAAGTCAAAAAAGAAAGAGATCCAAAAACAGGTGCTTTAGTTGTTGATTCTGTTGCAGAATACTACGTGTTCAATGATCGTGGTACAACAACTCAAACATTTACCGCAAATGTAACACAAGGTCTTCGTATTGCACCAGAGTCTATTATTAATATCAACTCTGGTTTGATGGATGCAAAGAATACTTTTGTTATTTCATATTTACATAAAGCAATCAAACCACTCAATCAGTTACGTATGATTGAAGATGCGATTGTTATCTATCGTATTTCACGTGCGCCTGAACGCCGTATTTTTTACATTGACGTTGGTAACTTACCAAAAGGTAAAGCAGAACAATATCTGCGTGATATCATGATCAAGTATCGTAACAAAATGGTTTATGATGCAAACACAGGTGAACTACGTGACGAACGTAAACATATGTCAATGTTGGAAGATTTCTGGTTACCTCGTCGTGAAGGTGGTAAAGGTACAGAGATTACCACATTACCAGCTGGACAAAACTTAGGTGAATTGGAAGATGTTAAATACTTTCAGAAAAAACTTCTTCAGTCACTAAACGTTCCATACTCACGCCTTGAATCACAAGAAGGCGGAATGGCTGGTTTAGGTCGTTCACAAGAAGTTACTCGTGATGAATTAAAGTTTGCAAAATTTGTTATTCGTTTGCGTAATAAGTTTGCACAGATATTCGATGAAGCTTTAAAGATTCAGTTGGTATTAAAAGGCATTTGTACACGTGAAGAATGGGATGAATTTAAAGAAGACATCTATTATGACTTCCGTAAAGATAATAACTTTGCCGAATTGCGTGAGGCTGAACTTCTACAAAACAGATTACAGATGGTAGGCTTGGTTGACCCTTATATTGGTAAATATTTTTCTCAGCATTATGTTATGAATAAAGTTTTAATGATGACTGAAGAAGAAATTGAGTCTATGCAAAAAGAAATAGAAGAAGAGAAAGATACTCTTCCAGACGATATGCAAGGTCCAACACAGATGGATCAAGGCGCACAGCCTGACCAATTACCACCACAAGACGGTGGTGCTGCTCCACAAGATAATACAGTAGATGAAATGGACGAAACAGAATCTCTGACACCTCAACTTGATGATGAGGTAAACAAGTCAGTAATTAGTATAAATAATAGACGCAAATAATAGGGAGTTACCATGCAAATCCAAGAAGTTATTAATCACATTGCTGCTGGCGATAGCGTGGCGGCAAAAGAAAGCATAGAAAATATTCTATCAGCAAAAGCGTTTGATGCGCTTCAAACTCGTAAACAAGAAATTGCTTCAACTCTTTTTGGTGGACAAGAACAAGAGCAAGAGTATGAAGAAGCGATGGAAGAAGGTATAAAGGGTGCTGCTATCGGTGGCGCATTAGGTTCAGTTGCTGGTCCAGTTGGTGCTGCTGTTGGTGGTGCATTAGGTCATGTTGCTGGCGAAGGTCTTGCTAGTTTAAGAAAAAGAACCGTTGCTGCAGGAAAAGCTTTTGCCACAAAACCATCACGTGATTAATCAATGAAATCTTTAGTAAAATTTAAATCTATTGTTGAAGAAGAAAAGTCCGACTATTCAAAGTTGGACATTCTTGTTCGTGCAGGTTTGGCAAACAAAGCACAGTTGCAACGCATTCATAAGATAATGGACAAGATGGGCGAAGATCGTCCCGTGTTCAACAATGCTGATCGTGAAATCATGCGTAATCTTTTCAATCGCATGGCTGATTTGATTACAAGCAACAAGCAAATTTTTACTAAAGCAAGACAAGCAGTTCGTGAAGATTTGAACGAAGCACGAAGCGACAGTGTTGGTAGTGCTTTTCCATTAGTACCGGATCCACCGGTTGTTTTGGTAATCAAACGCAAAGCAGTAAGATTGTATCCAGATGGCACTAGAGTTGCGCTTTATTGGAGTGACAAACTAAAGAAATATTTTAGCGTTCCATATGGACCAGCTTTAGATTCGACAATTCAAGCTGAAGAATATGTCAGAGAATTTTTAGAGTCTGATGAAATCGCTTTAAATGATGGTAATAATGTTTCTCTAAACGAACAAACAAAAGAAATGTTTATAGATGTTTATGGACGTTTAGATGAGCAAAACAAAGAATATTTTTGGAATCAATTAACAGAATCAGCATCAACATTTGGAAAACTCTATGAATTTTGTAGAACTAATTCTTCAGAATAAATTAGACGAAGCCAAAGAACTCATCTATGAAAAATTAGATGAGATAGCTTCTATTAAATTAGAAGAAGTAAAACCATTCGTTGTTGATGAGATGTTTGAAGAGATTGAAGTTGACGAAGAAGTATTAGAAGAGGCTGCAAAGAAACGAAATCCAAATGTTATTAAAATGGGTAGAGTTCAAAAGATTCGCCGCCGTATTCGTCGTAACAAAAAAGGTAAAATTATCGTACAGAAAAATGTACGCAAATCAGCACTAAAAGGATATCGTTTGTCTGGCAATACTGTAAAGCGTATACCAGCAACAACAAGATTACGTAAAGCACGTTTATTGAAACGTGCATGGAAAACAACAAGAAGAGCAAAACTTAGACGCACATTGTTAAAGAGAAAGATGTCAATGCGCCGTCGTAAATCTATGGGACTAAAATAAAATGCCATTTGAAATTACTAACAGTTTAAGAGGAACATCAGTCATTCGTGGAGTTGATGCGGGTACTTATACAATCACACTGAATGATCTGAGGGCCAATGCAACAATTGAAGCGGTAAGTGCTGCCGACATCAAACGAATTATGTGGTCAACAAACGGTAGCATTACAGTTGTTAGAAACGGTGTTCCACAACTTGCTTTGCATACCGGTGGTGTCATGGATTTTGCAGACTTTGCACACTCACTTGCAAACAATAACACTCAAAGCATTGTTGTTACAATTAATACAGGTGGTTCTTTTATTATGGAAGTATCTAAAGTTGCGACTTATAATGTTGATCCATACACAGGAGTAACTATCTAATGAAACTAATCAAAGAACATATTGAAGCCGTAAGATATCTTACCGAAAAAACAGAAGACGGTAAAAAACAAATGTACATTGAAGGTATCTTTCTTGTTGGCGATGCAGTCAACAGAAACAATCGTATGTACAAAATGGACACACTGCGTAACGAAGTCGCACGATATACAAAAGACCTTATTGAATCAAATCGTGCGCTTGGCGAATTAGGACATCCAGATACACCATCACTTAATTTAGAGCGTGTGTCACATAAAATTGTTAGTCTGAAAGAAGACGGAAACACTTTTGTGGGTAAAGCACTCATTATGGAAACACCATATGGACAGATCGCTAAAAATTTAATTGATTCTGGCGTAAATCTAGGTGTTTCTTCACGTGCCCTTGGATCTGTTGTCATGACTAAAGAGGGTTACAATTTAGTTCAAGATGATCTACGTCTTGCAACCGCTGCGGATATTGTCGCTGATCCTTCAGCTCCAGGAGCATTTGTACAGGGCATCATGGAAAACAAAGAATGGATGTATGTTGAGGGTCGTTTTGTTGAGTCACATATTGACTACGCTAAAAAACAGATTCGTCAAGCATCTCGTAAAGAAGTTGAGTCTGTTGGACTTCAACTTTTTGAAAATTTTCTACGAAAACTTTAAAATTTATAAATAAGAAATCATAAGGAGATATTCAATGGCAACAAACAAACTAATGGAAGCAGCGGCAGAAATTCTTGCATCAAGCAAGTCTTCAGCTCCTGGTATGCCAATGCCTAAGTTACAGCACGACACTCCAGGTAACTCTGGAACACCTGAAGACTTGGGCGGTCCAACACCACAAAACAACAAACCAAGTGATGATTCTAACAAGCTTTCAAACAAAGCTAAAGACTCAGCTGGTTCAAATAAATCTTCATTGAACATGAAGCCATCATCAGCATCAGCAGATGTTCAACTTGGCGACAAGAACATGAAGTATGGTTCAGGTACCAACATGATGCCTGAAGAAGAGCATAAAAAAGGTAAAGATGTTGAAGACGAAGAGGATGATGACGATGATGAAGTTGAAAAGATGTAAGAGAAGATGAAAGAAGATATTGATTCTCTTTTTGCTGATGACAAAACCATCTCGGAAGATTTCAAATCAAAAGCAGCAACAATTTTTGAAGCACGTGTATTTGATCGTGTTGCTCAAATTCAAGAACAACTGGAAGCAGAATATGCTGGTCAGTTAGTTGAAGCTGTTGAAGTTATCAAACAAGAATTAACAGAAAAAGTAGACGACTATCTCAACTACGTTGTTGAGCAGTGGATGGAAGAAAACGAAATCGCAGTTGAAAGCGGTCTCCGTTCCGAAATTACTGAAGACTTTATTGTTGGTCTACGTAATCTGTTTGCTGAAAACTATATCAATGTTCCAGAAGACAAAGTTGACCTTGTAGAAGAACTTGCTTCTAAGGTTGAAGAACTGGAAGAAAAATTGAACGAAGAAATTGAAACAAATATTCAGTATAAGAAACAACTTACTGAAGCAGTTAAAGTACAACTAGTAAATGAAGTTTGCGAAGGTCTCACAGCAACTCAAGTTGAAAAGATCAAATCACTCGCAGAGAGTGTTGAATTCTCCACAGAGGAAGAATTCGTAGAAAAACTTGAAACAATTCGTGAGAATTACTTTCCATCTGGC